AGCCGACACGATACATTCGCTCGATCGGGTACTGGTCGAGATGCACCGTCTTGCTGCCGTCGCCGTTGTGCCACTCGTAAATGTCGCGCGCCTTGAGCTTCCTGCCAGTGTACGTCTCGATGATCGACGTTGCCCTGTCAATTGCAGACTCGAGGACGCTGTCGTAGGTAGACGAGCTGATGCCGAGCCAGGCCTTGAGATTTGCGAGCGATGTCAGTGCATGCGTTCCGACAGCCATGTGTCACCTCAGACGCGATAGAGGAAGGTCGATCCGAATCCAGCAGAAGTATCGGCAGGCGTCTCGTCCACTGCGTCTCCGAGAAGCATACCGAAGCCGAAGTCATTATTGCCGCCCGCGCTCGATGCTGTGAAGGTCGCCTTCATGTACCTCTTCTTTCCGACAAGGTCGATCTGCACGGCGACAATCTCGTTCGCGTCGAAGTCCGCGATCGCGTTCACGGTGCCCGCAGTGTCAGCGGTTGTGCCAAGTTCAAAGATCGTTTCTGAGTCAGACATATCAGAAGAATCAGATTGGTCGATCTTCATCGCAGCAATGTCGCCACCACCGTGAATGAAATCCGCAACGAATAGAGCAAGCGCGGATCGATATCCGATCGTGTCGATCGTATCCGTTGAGAGGCTCGCATCTGCGGCCACATCGTCAATGTCAAGTTCGGCAAGTTTGCACGATTGAAGGCTTCGCATTGTTAAAACCCTTCACCAAGGCGACGGCCCGAAAGCCGCCGCCCTGGTGGTAAGAAAGGAGATCAGATGACGATGGCCTTCGCCGTGCCAGTCGAAGCAGTGATGAAGTCACTGTTGAGCTTGCCAGCGTTCTCGTCCTTGCGGCTGAGAATTGCAATCGCAGTGAAATCGGTGGTTCCGCCCGAAGCAGTAGTTGCGTTGAGCTTGAGGAATCGCTTGCGTCCAACCATGTTGACATGGAAGACGAGGGCGTCGTTGTCGTTCATGTCGCTGAGGGGAACCGCTGAACCAGCAACATCAAGGCATGCAGAGTTGCCAAGCGTTGCCGCAGCAATCGCGTCAGTGACAGCACCAGTCGTGTCGCCTTCCGTCAGAGAGCAGACTGACAGCGCGGCGTGGCAATCCTTGAGCATGACGATGACGGTGCAATAGGAAGCATCCTGACAGTCGATCTCGACAGCGTTAGCCGTAGAAGCAGACTGCTCGTCAGGCTGCACGAGCTGAAGGATCCTAGTGTTCTGTGCGTGAATCATGTGTGTTCTTTCTTGGAATGGGGGACCGACCGAGGCCGGCCCCCCTTGTTTCAGTTCAGGATCAGGAGTCGTTGAGGAGACGGAAGGCCACGATGGGGCCAGCAGTGCTGCTGTCGCCAGTGTCGTGACAGTTGATGTCAAACCTCTCGGTGCCTCGGATCGCAATCTCGTCCTGCTCGAACACATCGAACGCAGAGTCAGACACCTGGATGCTGGTCGAACGACGATCGCCGAACGAGACAGCCGAAGCCATGTCACCGAAATACATCACGTTGATGCTGTCGGTCAGACCAGTGCTGATGAGATCGGGCAGAGCCGCGCAGAAGTGGACGGGGTATCCGAACAGCTCCGGAACACCGACACCGTTGATGAGTTCACGGCCAGTCGAACCGCCCTGTGCCAGAGCCAGGTTCTGCGCGAGAGCGTGATACACGGTCTTGTGCATGAAGAAGGCGGTGCGGTTGTTGTCCGCGTAGTTCGGCAGCTTGGACATGAACTCGGTCACCAGAACGCGAGTGGTCTTGTCCTGAGCCGCAGCAAGCGTGTCGGCAGACATTTCGAGGGTGGTCGTAATACCCGCAGAACCCATCTTGCTCTCGAGTCCGGTGATGCCGCCGAAGGTGCTGGTGCCGTCGCCAGAGAACAGACACTCGTCTTCCTTCTTGGCAAAGGCGTACGCGATTTCCCCAGCAACACCGTCAGCGATGTTGATGAAGGCGTCCTCGTCAAGCTCAGACGAGACCGTGGTCAGCACGGCGAGCTTCTTGGCGACGAGGTTGACCTGCTCGAAGGTCTGCGTGGACTCGGTGATGCTGGAACTCTCACCGACGAAGTACGGGGTCAGAGTCGCCGATCGTCGAGGGATCCGATGCACATCGGTCGTCATGGGACGAACCCGACAGAACTGACGAGCCACACCAAACTCCTCGCGGAGAGAGATCAGCTCGGTCTCGAAGACCTCAGGGACCAGGAAGCCACCGGCACTGTTGACGCTCTCGTTGTGCGCCTTGTGGTGCAGACCCTTCTTGTCGCAGAACTCGATCGACTTTCGGACGCCGCGCTGTGCGTTCAGCCAGTGACCAAAGGCGAGAGCCTTGTCAGCGGCATCGCCGTTGCTGTCGTCCTTGAAGTTCTTGAGGGTTCCCCAAGTCTTGGCACGACGAACCATCGGAGAAGCGAAGGCCTTCTGCCGAGCCTTGCGGTGGCTCATGCCCTTGTAGGTTCGCTTTTCCTTGTCTTCGTCTTCTTCTTCCATCTTCTCTTCCTTGTCCTCGTCCTCTTCCATCGCCTTCATCTCCTCGTCCTCATCCTCCTTCATGGTCTTAGGAGAGACGTGGATCTCGAGATCATCGGCGTTCATGGGCTTGCCGTCCTCGGCAGTCACCATGACCTTGTCAAGATACAGGGCCTTCGCCTTCACGAAACGCCCAGAGCCGACCTGATCGGCAATGTTCTGGAGGTCTTCCTGAGCCTCCGCAAGAGTCACAATTCGCATGGGATTATTCCCTAAAAGGTGTGCGTATGAGATGCGATCGTCCGCTGGGTCTACCGTTCCAGGCCTTGCGCCTCACCGTCCAGACACCTTCGATCACCTACAATGTCGAAAGTCTGTCCACCAGCCCCTTCTTGGGGACTTGGACCTCAATGATGTGCTTTTCGTTGCTGGTCTCGTATCCAACCCATCGCTGGGCGTCATCGGCGTTCACCAGCCCCTTCCGGACAGCTGAGACCAAGGCTCGCCCATTTGCAGGCAGTGGAGCGATGGAAACCTCCAGCAGCTTCCACTTGGAGTAGACCTGCTGCACATCGTCCCCGTAGGACTCGCGGTCTTTCTTGGAGGCCTTGCGAACACCGCCAGGCTTCGGCACGAAGCCGACGCTGATGCCCTTGACGATGCCCTGCTCGACCAGCGACTCGACAAACTCGGGGAAGTATGAGCCTTGGAAGTCGTCAGGACGCTTGGCAAACTTGATGGTCGCCTCGACCTTGTCGCGGCCGCGGCGCAGGTCGGTCACCTGCCCAACTGGCTGCGCATAGTCGTGGTTGTAGAACACCACCGGATTCACATCGTATTCGCTCGAATCCATGCCCTGTGCAATCAGGACTTCTCCGTCACGGTCGATGCTTTCGGTCGAGATCACGGCATCGACCTTGATGCCGTCAGACTCGAGATTCGCGTCAAGTGTTTTGGTCTTCATCAATCTATCTCCGCTGCGATGAAGTCACATCGACAGTTCGGATGAACAGTTCCCTGCATGTCAATTCCAGCGGTCAGGGTTTTCCCGCTGCTCGCAACGATTGTCGAGCCAGCCTTGATGAAGGGTTCATCAATAGGCAGAGATTTCTTTCCAATTCCGTACTCGTCCTCCACCGCCTTGCAGAACTCACAAGCTCCGCCGGCAGCGAGGAAGTGCTTCTTCTGGACAAACCCAACTTCTTTCCAAGCTGCGATCTGCCCGTCGTGATAGGCGGCAGCCGATTCAGTCCTTGCGATGGTCCTGGCTCTCGAAGGAGATGCCTCTCTCGTCATTTGTATTCGCTTGGCAATCTGGTCGATGGTCTCACCCACCTCGGTTGACTCAGCAAAGTTCGTGACCGTCTCGTCGATCAACGAGTTTGCCATGAACTTGGCTCTGTCAGTCATTGCCTCCTTCAGGATCTTGCGAACGTCTACCTTGCTGACGTTCCTGATCCCCTGTCGCAGCAGAAGATCGTTGATTCGTGCCAAGCCCGCAGTGCCGCCACCGTCAGCAGCGTCAACATAAGCCTTGGTCAGATCTTCGATGAGCTTCTCCTTCGGCCCCAGCAGCTTGCGAAGCATCTCACGCACACGCAGCTTGCCAGTGAGCTTCATGGTTTTCGCCCTGGACTTGGTTTCCCGATCCAAGACTTCGGCAACTGACTCGAGTGCGGCCCTGCTCGCGGCCTCGATTCTCTGTGCAGGCGTCTGTCGCTCACGCCTTCTGATGTTCTGGTCAGCGTCACCGCCGTCGTCGTCGCTGGGGATCTCAGCCTTGTATCGGATGAGGTCGTCGTCGAGACCTTCGACCATCAGCCGGTACTTGCGAACTTCTTCGGGCCACTCGTAGGTCCGAGCTTGATCGGGTTTGAAGGACTTCTTCTCCGATCGCTTCGGATGGCCCTTCGGGAGCAGGTCGTAGTCGGTCGTGTATTTGGCATTTTCTGGCTTGCCGTTCCGTACCAAGTAGAGGAACGCATTGACACGGGCCATCGCCCACTGCTGTCGCCCCATGCCTGGGCGGTGCGAGGTTGAGAACGCACCAGCTCCACGACGATAGACCGCCTTCAGCATTCCGAGGTTGACCTTCTTGCCCTTCTTGTCGCCATGCTTCTCGTTGTGGTCCTCGGCCTTCTTCTTCAGTGCCTTCTCCTGCGCTTCGGAGATCTCGATGCCACCTCGAGATCCTGACGCGCTGCCCTCCGGATTGCGGTCGGAACCAGAGATTCGCTCGCTGGGCTTTGCGGGTGTGCTGGAATCGTCGTCGCCCTTGGCCTTGTAGATCGGAACCATATCGAAGGCGTTGGGAAAGTCATCTCTGGGTTCAGGCTTATCACTCATCTTCCATCTCCATCTCGACATACAGGACGGGCTTCTCGGCCTCTTCGTTGAACACCAGCTCCTTGCTGATGATCCGAGCGTTCGATCGTGGCGGGAGCAGGATCTCGGACTCAAGGGGGAACGCCGAACGGCTGCCAATCGCTACGCCATTCCTTGCCTTGATCTCTAAAAGAATCGCTGGTCCCTCAGAAGATTGGTCTGCCCTAGCAAAGTGCGCCGCTGTTGACGAAGACAGGCTGGTTGAGTTCACAGAAGTTAACTCGAACCGATCGTCTCCTCGGAGTATGTCGTCATAGAGACGCTTGGCCCCTGCGTCGTTGACTCGGATCCCTCTCCAGACCGTGACTGGCTCGCCATCTGAACGGATTGGCTTGTTCAGATTGGTTGCCAGCCGATCGATGTAGGCACGTTCAAGTTTGTGAACATCTTTGAAGTATTTCTTTAGGGGTGCGTATTGATCCGCGTACATCTCACGCTGACCTCGCACATGACGAATGATGTCCTGAGGAGTAAACAGCCCAGGGTCACTGATCATTCGACCAAGTTTCTTATTGCTCCTGTCGTAGTAATCCATACGACCTAGGACTTCGAGAATGCTGTCGTCGGGAATCACTGGATCGCCAGACTCAGACTTCGGCAATTGGTTGATTAGGACACCATGAGCGGTGCGAAGTTCCATTTCAATTCCCGTGGTTGTGCTGCGAACGCGCTGAGCGAAACCAATGACGGCCTTCTCTAGGTCTTCGCCTTCCAAGTTATCCAAAGTCTCAAAGGCTTCGTCTGACCACTCTTCGGCCAGGAATTGGTCCAGTTCTTTCACCTTCTTGTCAGCTCGGTCCAGCCGACTCTCTCCCTCTCGGAAGTAGTCAACGACGGTGTCACCGTTCCTGGTCCACGCAATAAGGTCTTGCTCCTCCTGTGGCGGGAGGTCTTTCTGAATCGACCGCATCATCTCCACGCCTTCTTCCTGCGTGTTGTAGTGCCCGATGTGTGCGCCACTCTCGACCTCGTGCGCGTCGTACTCGTTGCCGTCTGCGTCTCTCTCGATCTGGCTTGGGTCGTTCCGGTTGTTGTTCCAAATCCGACGCATTCCGGTCGTGAACTCAGCGAACGCCATCTGCTCCTCTTTGCTCACCGGCCCTTGGCGGCGATCGGACGGCGGACGCCCATGCCCCTCAGCGCAGTCATTGCCAGGCTTGAAGCCACCAGCTCCAGTCCCGCAGTTGTCTGCCTTCAGGTTTTTTTCGGCTGGCTCTTTAGCAAGGCTTTCGACCTCTCCGCTGACAAAGTCAATCAAGTCAGACGGTGCTTGCTCTCCGTATCCAAGACTTTCATATGTGAGATTGATGTCGTCAGCAATCTCTGACCTGCTCATACCTTTGTATGCCTCAACGTCAAAGATCATCACTGGCCCCCCATCATTTCATACATATCTGCCATTGATGCACTGAATCCACTCTGGACTTCATTTGCATATCCATCAGAGCCTGACTCATAACTTATCTCTGCGACTTGTTCCATGAACAACTTGTCAAGTTGTACGGCTGTCTTGTTCTTCTGCTTGCTCCATTCATCCTTGTATAGGACGCGCATAGTCCCAGCTTCGGCAACAAACTCAGACGGTTCTGTCGCTGCATACTGGCTGACGCTTCTAGGCACGGCCTTCTTCATCTTTTCCCAGACTTGCGCACCGATCTGCATCTTCGCGTCGTCTCGCAGTCCTGCGGCGTCCTTCAGACCAATCTTGTCACCAATGAACTCACCCATCCTCTTGAAGGTGCTTGCCGACATATTTTCCTGCTCGCTCATGGCTTGGTCATGCAATGCGTGCATCGTTTCGTGTATAGCGTTTGCGTAGTTGCTTCCAGCACCAACTGCATAGCCGGATGACTTTTGTATTCCTCGAGCTTCAACGTGCATCACGACCTGCCCATTGTTTGGGTTGTAGTGTGCTAACGCCGCCTTCGGAAGTTCAATCTCTGACATGACTGTGCCAAATGACTGGTATTCGCTTCTCTTCTTGACTAGTGAGTAATTGACACCCGACAAGTCATAGCCATCAGCTTGCATTTTGCTGATAGCCTGGTCCAGTTCGATGGCTTCTCGGTAACCGGAAGAAATCTCAAAGGTCGAGCCACGGTCAACACCATCCAAGTCATACAAGCCCTCCCAATCTGGATCGCGTGCCATGTTCAATCTGTCTGACATCAAAGTGGTGGGATCGACACGAACAGAAACACCTCTTTCTGCAAAGTGTGTCTCTATTGACAGAGCCTTCGACCTTGCGAATGTGTCAATTTCCGCAGGCGTCATGTCTTTCATCTTTGCATAGTCACGTTCGGCCTGCTCATAAGCCGTCGCTATAGCCGACTGTTTGCGTTCATCCATGACAGACCACTCCAATCTTTGCAGTGCCTGCATTCGACTGACGGGATCGTCAGCGTCCGTCACATCTGTCTCAAACAAATTGATGAACTGGTCAACACGTTCCTGGCTGAAGTCGTCCTTCCGCGACTCTGCACTACCAACAAGGTCACCGAATGCCTGCACTTCTTGGTTGTCAATATCTAGCGAAAGCACAGCCATTCTGTGTGCCATTGA